ATGGCTACAAAAAATTGGATTGCTGGTGCTATTAAAAAACCCGGCGCGCTTCATAAAGATTTGGGTGTTCCAGCTGGCGAAAAAATTCCAGCAAAAAAATTAGCCGCAGCTGCTGAAAAAGGCGGTAAGGTTGGTCAGCGAGCGCGTTTGGCCCAGACCCTTAAAAAGATGAAATGAAGCGGTACAACTTTCATTTGCCGGAACAGATCATGGATGAACTGCGCGATATGTCTGAAGCGACGGGATTGACTGTGTCGGAGTTGATCCGCCGAGCCTTGTCGGACTTTATAAAACAAACTGTCGCTGAGCATGAATGAAGACCTGATAGACGACTACACAGAATTTGCGTTGTCGCCGACTGCGCCCGAAGCGCATGTCACGTTGGATATTCCGCCCCAGTTGATATGGGAGTGCGCAGCTGGTTTGGAAGACCCTGCGGCCGTAGCCCAACGGTTTGGGTTTGAAGGCGACAAGTGGGAACGACTGGCGCAGTGGCCACCGTTCATCAGTGCAGTGCAGACTCAGCGTGCGGAGTTTGAACGAAACGGAATGACCTTCAGACTCAAGGCTGGTCTTATGGCTGAGGAGATGATGGCCATGATGTTCAAGCAGGCGGTTAGCAACGACAGCACAATCCTTCAGAAGCTCTCAGTATTTCAAGCACTGACAGACGTGGCTGGACTTAAAGCGCCAAAAAATGACACAAGCAATGTGAATACAGCACCGAAGTTCAGCATTACGATTAACCTTCCGCAAACTACACAACCGATGACAATAGATGGCTAACCTAGTCTACACACCGCCAGCATCGGTAGTTCCGTTTCTTACCGCAGACAAGTTTGCCAACTTTATTGTGGGGCCAGTGGGTTCGACCAAGACCACGGCAGCGCTCATCAAGATTGGCTATGAGGCTCAGCGTATTGCACCGTCACCGGACGGCATACGTCGTAGCAGGGTGGCCGTTATTCGTAACACCCGTCAAATGTTGTGGGACACGACCATACCAGACTTCATCAAGTGGTATCCAGATGGGGAAGCGGGGATACTCGAGAAGACGAACAGTAAGTTCCAGTTGAAATTTAACGATGTTGAGTGTGAAGTACTTTTCCGTGGACTAGATGATGCCAACGACGTGCGTCGTCTGCTCTCGTTGCAGTTAACGTTTGGTGTTATGGATGAGTTCCGTGAGATTAACCCAGACATTTACAACGCACTAACTGGCCGACTGGGGCGATACCCAGACAGGACGATGAATGGTGTTGGCGCTTGTGACGACCACGGCAGACAGATACACAAAGTGTGGGGGGCGACTAACCCACCGGACATGGATACGTTCTGGGAAAAGATACTTACCGAACCTCCAAAAAATACACACGTCACCATACAACCCAGCGGCCTAAGTCAAGAAGCAGACTGGGTGCAGTTTTTACCCGATGGGTACTATGAGAATTTGTGCGAAGGCAAGTCTGAAGACTGGGTCGATGTGTATGTACACGGAGATTTTGGTAAGTCGTTATCTGGCCAACCAGTGTTCAGAGCGTTTGATCGAGACACCCACGTGTCCAAGCAGGCGTTGAACTACATCAAGCTGTCCACTCATCCACTCATCATTGGGATGGATTTCGGACTCACACCGGCGTGCACCATAAATCAGATTGACATGCAGGGGCGGTTGTTGACTTTTGCTGACCTTGTGTCTGATGGTATGGGCACATTGCGGTTTTGTCGGGAGAAGTTAAAACCACTGCTGGCCAACAGATTTCCGGGTATGAATGTGTTGATTATTGGAGACCCTGCTGGGCAACAGCGGGCGCAGACAGACGAGCGCTCAGTGTTTGATATCCTGCGGGCAGAAGGGTTTAGAGTCATTTCGGCCAAGTCAAACAGTGTCGTGGCACGTATCAATGCAGTCGATAAGATGCTCACTAGAGTTGTGGATGGGAAACCTGCCCATCTAATTGATCCGTGCTGTACAAATTTAATTGCTTCCCTTCGCGGCGGATATAGGTATAAAATCCGACAAAACGGCGAGAAAGACGACAAGCCGGAAAAAAATTTGCACTCCCACATTGCTGATGCGCATCAATATGCGTGCCTGCATGCAGACGGTAATGTGACTGGAGACACGTGGCAGAGGAAAGCAGTGGAAGTCAAGAAGATAGACTACGTCTGGTCTTGACACAGTCATTGTGATCTGTTACACCCCCAAACATGTTTAAAGTGTGACGCATATGCAACTTGGATTAAACATTACGAATAGCAATGCGCCGGGGACAATCTCGGCGGGCGGCGGACTTGTCACTATTAAATCTCTTAAGGCAATGCAGGAAGAGGCAAAAGCCAAAGCGCAAGAAGCCAATTCCCAGCCCGTAGTTCAAGCCCTTGCAGGGTATATCCGTAAACAATGGATGTCTGCAATGATGGCCAAGCAGCAGACTTCAGAGATAAAAATGCTGAAATCTGTTCGCGCGCGCAGGGGCGAATATGACCCCGACAAGCTGGCGCAGCTGAGAGAACAGGGCAGTGCAACGATTTATATGATGCTCACCAGCAACAAGTGCCGTGCAGCATCCAGTTGGTTAAAAGATACACTTGTAACAGCTACCGAAGATAAGCCTTGGACTATTGAGCCAAGCCCGATGCCAGAAGTACCCCCCGATCAAGTTGCGTCAATCATGCAGCAAGCACAGCAGGAAGTGCAGCAACTGTGGGCGGCAGGTACACCACCAACGGATCAGCAGGTGCGTGAGCGCTTACTTGAGATGAAAGACATTGCCATGTCACATCTGAAGGATATGGCCAAGCGCACGGCTGAACGTATGGAAATGAAAATGGACGACCAGCTGAAAGAAGGCAAGTGGACACACGCTTTTGCTGACTTCCTTGACGATATCACTACATTCCCTTCGGCCATTATGAAAGGCCCAGTTGTCCGTAAACGGCCCAAAATGAAATGGGTTCCCGGACAAAATGGTCACTACAACATGGATGTGCAGGATGCACTGGTTCTTGAATGGGAACGAGTTGATCCATTCAATATCTACCCCGCAGCGGATGCCACAAATATTGACGATGGCTACATGATTGAGCGCCATAAACTGCATCGGTCTGATTTACAGGCCATGATGGGCGTTGAAGGTTATAGCGATGGCGCAATCCGTGCGGTACTTGAGGAGTACGGCAAAGGCGGTTTGCGTGATTGGATCTACGTTGACATGAATAAAGCTGCTGCCGAAGGTAAATCTACCATGGGCGTGCAGCAAAACCCATCTCAGTTGATTGACGCACTTCAGTATTGGGGCAGTGTACAGGGCCAATTGCTGCGCGATTGGGGTATGTCTGAGGAAGATGTGCCTGATCCATTGATAGATTACCCCATCGAGGGGTGGGTTATAGGTCATTGGGTCATTAAAGCAGTGGTAAATCCCGACCCACTAGGCCGTAAACCGTACTTTAAAGCCTCATATGAAGAGGTTCCGGGGGCATTTTGGGGCAATTCTGTCGCTGATTTGTGCCGCGATACGCAAGATATTTGCAACGCAGCAGCCCGTTCTTTGGTCAATAACATGTCAATTTCATCTGGCCCACAGGTGGTTTACAACATTGACAGGCTCCCGCAGGGCGAAAATATCACTCAAATGTACCCTTGGAAGGTTTGGCAGGTCACTTCTGACCCACTTGCAGGCTCTGCCCCTCCCATGCAGTTCTACCAGCCTAATTCGCTTGCTGCTGAGCTTATGGCGGTGTATGAAAAGTTTGCTACATTGGCCGACGAATATACAGGTATTCCCCGATATATGTCGGGGGACAGCCCCGCCGGTGGCGCTGGCCGCACGGCATCCGGTATGTCTATGCTGATGAGCAATGCCGGTAAATCTATCAAGCAGGTGATCGCCAATATTGACGAGAGCGTTATTGCTCCAATCATTGAACGGTTGTATTACTACAACATGCGCTACGGCGACGACCCCGACTTGAAGGGCGACATCAATATCATTGCCCGTGGTGCCACGTCGTTGGTGGTCAAAGAACAAGCTCAAGTTCGTCAGAATCAGTTTCTTCAGATCGCCTTGCAAAGTCCCGTTGTGCAGCAAGTCATCGGTATGGAAGGTATTGCAGAACTCCTGCGCCAGTCGGCCAAGACACTTGATCTCAACCCTGACCACATCGTGCCGCCAATTGAAATTATTAAACAGCGTATGGCCATGCAACAGCAACAGGCTATGATGCAGCAACAGGCCATGGCTCAGCAACAGAATGGTCAAGCACAAGCCGGAGGTTCTCCTCCAGCCCCCCAGCCGGGAGCACAATTGCAAAACGGAGCACCCGTTACAAACAATTTTGCACCAATGGTTGGTGTAAGTAGTTGACAAGTGTCAGCAACAAGTGATAATACGCAACATCGCAAAAGGAGTTTCTTATGCAAGCAGTAAATCCAGTGGAAAAGCGTTCAGCTGAGTACAAACAAGAATCAGCCAAAACTGACGGCATGTCTAAAGGCCCCGCAACGCAAGGCGCTGGTGGTTCTGATGGCGGCAACTTTAGTTTAGGTAAACGTGGTGGTGCTGAATACACTGCCATGATTGCCAAAACTGATGGTATGTGCAAGTAATTGGTTAGAGTCGATGAAAGGGTTGCCCGTTGCTTATTGCAACTGCAATCTGCCGAATTCAAACCGCTGTTAGAATTTTTGCAAGCGCGACAACAAGAGACTCTCGATAGACTTGTAGACGCGCAAAATACAGATCAGATGGTTCGCTTGCAAGGGCGTGCTGTCGAACTCAAGGAAATTCTTGAGTTGGTGGGTCAAGGTTCTGCCTTGATTGCCAAAACCCGAAGACAGTAGGCAGACCGTTAAGTCGGAGCCTACAGTTAAATTTTTAAACCAAGTAGCAGACCGTAAGCGTACCCGGACTGACCGTAAAGTCGGAGTCCCAAGCGTAGTCGGAGCGAAGGAGATAGAGATATGGCATTGCCAAAGGCGATTCAGAAACAAGTTGACGACGCAGATGCGTTTGTGGCCCAGATGACAGGACAGACCGATAACACGGAGACTGACCCAAACCTAGCACCAAACCCAGTTTCAGCCCCTGAACCCCCACAGCTACCGATCTCGCAAGAGCCAGAACCGAAGCCGACAATTCCAGAAGAGACGTGGGAACGCAAGTACCTGACGCTTAAAGGAATGTATGACGCAGAAGTACCAAGGTTACATGCGCAAATGCGTGAGATGAATGGACAAGTCCAGCAACTCATTGCAGAAAACGCAGCAGCCAAAGTACAGCAAACTGTGACCCAACCGTCTACGGCAAAGACTCTTATCACTGAACAAGACAAAGAAGCATTTGGTTCTGATCTGCTTGATCTTATTGACCGTGCATCTGAGCAAAAGGTTGCGGAGTTTCGCAGTCAAAACGCTCATTTGGTGTCAAGGATTGAGGAGCTACAGGGCAAACTTGGGAATGTGACTGAACGTCAAGTTGTGTCTGATAAAGACAAATTTTTGGCCAATCTGTCTGCTCAAGTACCGAACTGGGAAACTTTGAACATAGATCAAGGATTTCTAGCTTGGCTGGCTGAAGTTGATCCTGTGTATGGATTGCCTAGACAAGTTGCGTTGACAAACGCATATGAGTCGCTTGACGCAAACCGCACCGCAATCATTTTCAATCAGTATCAAGGTAAGGTAGCCCCCATGCAACAGAAGCCGAGCCAACAGCTACAGAGTCAAGTTGCACCGACCCGCTCACGTGCGTCGCCTGCGCCTGCTACTTCTGCTGGGGATAAAACAGTTTGGTCACAAGATCAAATTGCTAATTTCTATAACGAGTGGATCAAGGGGCATTTAGACCAAGCCGAAGCGGAGCGAATTGAAAAAGATATCAATGCCGCCTATGCCGAAGGCCGAATCCGATAAAGATTCCCCGGACATGGCGGTGAAAACCAAAACCGTTTCATAAAAAGGAAATACTATGTCCACGATCACCGCAGCAGCAGCCTATCCCATTAACTCCGGCGGTTTTAATACCCCCGGAGGTCAAGTTGCCTATTCCGGCACCGCCTACTCTGGTTCTTTCATCCCAGCCCTTTGGTCTGGCAAATTGGCACAGAAATTCTATGCCGCCACCGTTTTTGGTGAGATTGCCAATACCGACTGGCAAGGTGACATCACTGGCATGGGCGATACCGTGATTATCAACACAATCCCCACCATCACCATCAACAGCTACTCTGTTGGTCAAAATCTGGCTTATGAAGTGCCTGCTCCCAGCACCATCACTCTGGTCATCAACAAGGGTAAATATTTTGGCGTAAACGTGAATAACGTTTTGGAATTGCAAGCCAAACCTAAATTGATGGACATGTTTACCAATGATGCTGCTATGCAGATGAAAATCCAGATCGATAAAGATGTTCTGTATACCAACTTTAACCAAGGCGCAGCCGCCAACCAAGGCGCTACCGCTGGCGCAATCTCTGGTTCTTTTAATCTGGGCACCGATCTGGCTCCCGTGACTTTGACCGCTTCTAATATTCTGCAAAGCATCACTGCCTTGTCTAGCGTATTGGATGAAAACAACGTCCCTGAGACTGACCGTTGGTTGATCCTCACCCCTACAGAACGTCAAATTCTGATGCAATCAAACTTGGCTCAAGCTCAGTTCATGGGTGATTCTTCTAGCGTTTTGCGTAACGGTAAAATTGGCATGATTGACCGCTTCACCGTGTATGTTTCCAACCTCGTCCCACGTGGCGCAGTTGGTAAAACCTATATGAACCCCAACACTGGTACAGACGCAACTTTGTCTAATGCTCTGAAGCGTCATGCTGTAATCGCAGGCCATAAGTCAGCAATCACTTTTGCATCTCAAATTGCCAAAGTTGAATCACTGCAAAACCCCAACGACTTCGGTACATTGGTTCGCGGTTTGAATGTGTACGGCACTCAAGTTGCTCAAGCAAACGGTTTGGCCTTGTTGCAAGTTGCAGGCTAATAAATAAGGTGGGGCTTTGGCCCCATCTCTTTTAAACCATCACACATAGGATTTATCATGTCTCAAGAATATAAAGTCGTCGGACAAGGTATCTGGGGTGAAGCAACTCAGCAGTTGATTATTGGTGACGTTTTGACTGGTCAAACAGCCAATGCCACTACACAAGCTACTGCTACTGCAATCACCGCTGATATCACAGTCTTTACTACCGTTGCCTCTACAGGCGCAGCAATTTTGCCTAATAACTCAAGTGCTGCTGACATTCTGGTAATGAATAGTCAAGCTACCAACGCTTTGATTGTGTTCCCACCCGTTGGTGGAACCATCAATGGCGGTTCAGCTAACGCATCTTACTCACAGGCCGTTTCCAAATGCGCCCGTTATGTAACTGCCGATGGTTTGAACTGGTACGCCATGATTTCGGCCTAATCAAATAAGGGCTTCGGCCCTTATTATTTGAAGGAAGTTGAATGGGCACAGTTACCGCTGGGGCTATTATTGATAAAGCTGTAATACAGCTTATCGACATTTCTGGCGTTCGCTGGACAAGAACGGAGCTATTGAAATGGCTTAATGACGGCTTGCGTCAAATTGTGCTCATGCAGCCTAATGCTATGAATACACCGGGAGCGGTGAAACTTGTAGCAGGCACACGGCAGTTATTGCCTACAGGCGGGTGGATGCTTTTAGGTGTTTATCGAAATATGGGGACAACAGGAACAACTCCGGGGCGTGCTGTTCGCATTATCTCCCGTGAGTTATTGGATGCTTTTAATCCAGATTGGCATACAACTACTGCCAGCGCGGTCACCAAAAACTATATTTATGATTTGCAAGATCAGACGGCATACTATGTGTACCCGCCAAGCACAGGCACAAACTACCTAGAAATAAATTACTCAATGCAGCCAACTGACTTGACATCTGAGTCCCAAACAATTCCTATGTTTGATGTGTACCAAGGCCCTTTGTTGGACTACATCATGTTTCGCGCTTGTACCAAAGACGCTGAGTACGCAGCAGGTGTTGCACTTGGTCAACTGTACTTGACTACATTTACAGCAGCTACAAACGTCAAAGAACAGTCCGAAATTAAGGGCACGCCAGAACAAGGGTTACTGCCCCGCAACCCTAATACTCCCGGGTCAATGTCATGAGCGAAATCGCATACGATTTATTTTTACCTGAAGTCATGCAATTTGTTCGGGATGTGCCTGAAGTTGTTGCGCTTAATGCAATTCGAAATTCTTGCATTGAATTTTGCCAAGAGACTCGGTACATTCAAGAATTTTTAGACTCACAAGCTGGCGTAGCTGAAGTTAAAGTCTATGATTTAGAAGCCAATGAAGGTACTTACTTAATTGCCGATGTGATTGAAGCTTGGTATGGAGATCAGTTTTTAGTGCCTCGCGCAATTGAACAGCTAACACAGATTTACCGTACAACCGATTGGAATCAGTTAGATGGAAATCCATACTACTATTACCGGCCATCATCACAAGAACTTCGATTAGTGCCGTACCCAAAACTGACAGAAGCAAACAAAATCCGTGTGCTTGCGGCGTTAAAACCAACTCGGGCATCTACAACTATTCGTAGCGAAATATACGAACGTTTTCTTGAAGAGATTGCGTTTGGTGCACGTGCTCGTTTGTACAACACACCCAACCAACCATATTTTGATCCAAAGTCAGCAATTGAATACCTGAAACGTTTTAATGATGTTATGGCTGATGTTCGTACCCAAGTGAACAAGGGCTTGACCCGTGCGTCAGTCCAGATTGAATTCCAGAGGCTCGTATGACTGACAAAATCAAACTGGTCAAAGATGACACCCGCCCTGCGTTGGTATGCAATATTACAGATGATACGACTGGTGCTGTAATTTCTATTACTGGCGCGACTGTAAAACTTTATTTTAGGGCTGTTGGGTCATCTACTTTACAAGCCACAGTAACTGGTTCAATTACTGATGGCCCTAACGGGCAAGTTACTTTCTATCCATCGTCTAATCCTGCCATGTTGACAGGAGACGCAGGAGACTATGAAGGTGAAATAGAAATTACATTTGCCGACGGTACTATCCAAACAGTGTATGACGTTTTAAAATTTAAAGTAAGGGCTGATTTTTAATGCCCGCAAAAATTACCCTTGCCAACCCAACATCTAGCGTCACATCAGTAAAACTGAGAGCAGGTGTTGTCGTTGTCTCGCCGGTAGTTTTTGAAAGCAATCAATACC